TTTGTGAGGCACAAGGATGAATGCAGCTGTTCCCAGAGCGTACTCTTTTTCTACAGTCTTATTACCATTCTTCCAGAATTTAGACAATCCAAAAACGCCACCTGCCTGTTCGTTTTCATCGCCGGTGACGAATTTCTGAGATTCATTTATTTTATTATCTTTGCTGTCATCTTTCCCATCCGTGCCGACATCCATCGTCTCATCGATGATCACCGTAGTCTTATCATTCAGAAGGAGATTGGCCCAGTCCTCGCATACTTTTTTAGCCATCTTCAGTGATTTTCGTTTCATCGTCATCAATTCTTT